TTCGACCAATGGCGACTGTCACGATGCGTGCGATGGTGGGTACTACGGCAAGGAGTGCAGTACGAACACGGACTGCTCAGGCAGTGTGTGTAGTTCAGGAAAGACGGGGACGAGCTGTTCGGTGAACTCGGACTGCAACATCATCGACTGCCGGTTCCCCACAACGACAACGACGGTGCCATAGGGCACAAGGCGGAGGTGAAACATGGCGGATGAAGCGGCGACGACGACTGAGACGACAGGCGAACAGGGAACGGGCGAGGCCCCACCCACATCTGGCAGCCTGCTGGACGCTGGTGGCACGGATGCTGGCCCAGGCACGCAGCCTGCTGAGCCGGCTGGAAAGAAGGCCGCAAAGGCCGTAGCGGCTGCGGCCGGCGAGCGACCCGAGTGGTGCGCCCCGAGAAGTTCTGGGACGCCGAGAAGAAGGCACCGCACGCCGAGAAGCTGGCCCAGTCCTACGCGCAGCTCGAGTCGCGCTTCGGCGCGTTCAAGGGCGCCCCGAAGGCCGGCGAGGACGGCAAGGTCAAGTACGCCTTCAAGATCCCCGACGGCTACCAGGGCACGATCGACGAGGACAGCCAGGAGTGGGCGGCGGTCCAGGAGCTCGCGGCCAGGCAGAACATGAGCGAGGACGCCCTGCACGAGTGGGTCGACCTGCAGGTCACCATGTTCGGGCGCGCCACGCAGCAGGCCCAGGACCAGCAGATGACAGTGCTGCGCGAGGCTGGCTTTACGGGCGAGACGCTCGCGGCCGAGGCCAAGTGGTGGCAGGAGTACCTGGACACCGACGAGCAGTTCGAGAGCCTCAAAGAGATCACGGGGATCGGGGTCACCCCGGCCGCCGTGATCCAGTTTCTATCGGGCTTGCGCGGTCGAATTTCCGCGCGTACGATTCCGAGCAAGGTCGAAGGCCAGCAGCCGACGGGCAAGGTGACGATGGAGACTCTGCAAGAGCACCTGCGTCACGAGCCGGACCAGCGCAACCAGGCGGAATGGAACGACTGGCTGGCGCGCCGGCAGCACCTCTCCAAGGTACTGGCTGGAGAAGCATAGGGCATCGCGCGGCCTGAACTGCGCGCCTCAGACAACCGCCATCATGGCGGCCTGAGCGATGTGAGAAAAGCATCGCTGAGGGCGGCCCGGACCGACCGGAGAACCGACCGAAGTGACCACACTTCAGTACGGTTTTTCGGAGGTCCGAGATGGCAAAATCACTAGCAACCAACGCCGTCATCGACTTCGTCGCGGAAGTACATCACCAGTTCCAGGCGCGCGAGAAGCTCGCCGGAACGACCCGCGAGCGAATGAACATCGTCGGTGACTCCTGCAAGTTCCCGGTTTTGGGAAAAGGCACCGCGCGGGCTCGCACTGCCCCGCAGGTCAAGCTCGAGCTGATGAATGCGCCGCATTCGCGCGTCACCTGCTCGCTTTCCGACTACAACGCATCCGAGATGACCGACATCTGGGATCAGGCCGAGGTCAACTACGACGAGCGTCGCGAATTGGCCCAGGTCATCGCCGGAGGCCTCGGCCGCCGCAAGGACCAGATCGTCATCGACGCGCTGATCGCCGCCAAGACGGCCGCCACGATCACCAAGAGTGTCGCGGCTACCGGCTTCGGGGGCGAGAACACCCTGAACATCGAGCGTGTCCTGGAGGCCCGGCGCCTGCTGGCAGTCGACGAGATCGACGACGATCTGTACTTCTGCTGCCACGCCACCGACGTGGCCCAGGCGCTCGAGACGGTGGAGTTCGCCAGCGCGGACTACAACACCCTGCGTGCGCTCAACTCGGGAACGCTCGACGACGTCAGCTTCCACGGCTTCAAGTGGAAGGTGCTCGGCGATCGGTCCGACGAGGGCGGCCTGGCGCTCGCGTCCACCACCCGGCAGTGCTGGGCGTGGGCCAAGAACGCGGTGGGTCGCGCCAGCGGCAAGATGCAGGACGCCGACATCTCCTGGCTGGGTGACTACGGCTCGTGGATCACCAGCGGGTTCCTGAAGATGGGCGCCTGCGTGATCGACCCGCTGGGCTGCGTCGAAGTCCTCTGCAACGAGGCGTAGGAGGCAGGCATGGCGTTCACAGGAAGCACGTTCGCGCGGGTCTCCGCTCACAACAACAGCGACTGCCCGCATGTGTGGGCCTATCGCCATGCCACCGACGACGTCGGCGCGGCGCTCGGAGCCAACTACTTCGACGAGAAGAACTTGGAGCTGAGCATCGGCGACATCATCGAGTGCCACATGCTCGTCAGCGGCACCGACGAGTGGGCCGTCCTGGTCGTGACCAACATCGCCTCGGGGGTGGTGACGGTCGCGTCCAGGACGCTCACGACGTCGTAGGAGGTAGGCGATGGCGTTCGACGGAAGCAAATTCGCGAGGGTCTCCTCGCATGGCAACAACAACATCCCGCATGTGTGGGCCTACCGCACGACGGACTCGCTGGCCACGGTCATCACCGACGCCTACTTCGACAGCAAGGCGCTGGACCTGACCGCAGGCGACCAGATCGTCGCGCACGTAGCGACCAACCCGAGCGGGACCCTGGCAAGCTCCGCCATGGCCAGCGGAGCGGCATCGACCACGGTCACCGTGACGGCGCCGCTTCACGGCCTGCACACGGGCGACCTGGTGACGTTCGCGTCGGCAACGACGTTCGACGACATCCCGGCCGCCGAGCTCAACACCGAGCAGACGATCACCGTCGTGGACGCCGACACGTTCACGTTCGAGGTCGACACGGCCGCAACCTCCGGCACGACCGGGGGCGGCACGCCGACCTGGACGAGCGTGGGCGGCGGCACGATGCACATCCTGCAGGTGGACGGCAAGACGCTCGATGCCAATGGCGTGCCGAGCAACGTGCAGACCAAGGTGCTCGGTGGCGGGACGGACTCGGGAGCAGGCGGCGGTGCGGTGTGGCTGACGGGAACCATGACGGACGTTTCGACAAATACGTCGCGCGTCTGGCTGGCTGCCCCGTTTGCCGGGTACATTCGCCGGTTCAAGACGATCCTGCACGGCGCGATCGGGACGGCGGATGCCGCCGTCGGGATCGAGCTGGGCGGCACGAACGTCACGGGCGGGCAGATCACCATCGCAACCGCGTCCTCGGCTGCCGGGGATGTGGACGAGACGACCTGCACGGCCCTCAACGTCGTGACGGCTGGCCAGGCCGTGGAGATCGACACGGATGGGGCGAGCACGAACACGGTCGCAGTCACCTGCATGGTCGAGTTCGTGCCGTTTTCAGCGTAGCCCAGTAGGAGTCAACCTCTCCTCCTCCTGCTGGCCCCAGGGCGGCCGGGTTCCTCGCCGGCCCGGCCGCCCGTACATAGCGAGGCGTTCGTGTGAATACAGCCAAAGCACTCGATTACACGAACCAGGCCCTCCAAGACATCGGCGAGGCTCCGATCACCGCCTGGAACGACGGGTCGCTGAACGCCGACATGGCCAATCGGCGCTATGAGCAGGTGGTGCGCGATCTGCTTTCGAGGCACCGCTGGGAGTTCGCGACCGTGCAGGCGACCCTGGCTCGTGTCACGTCGGTCACCCCGACGATCGACTGGTCCTACGCGTTCGCGCTACCGACCGACCCGGCCTACATCCGCATGGTGCGCATGGCGCGCGATGCCGATTCCTTGCAGGGCACGCAGACGATCTTCTGGCCCGGATCGTTTCGGCGTCTGGAGTACGCGATCCGCGCCAGCGACGACGGCAACTCGCTGTATCTGCTCACGCACTGGACTACCTGCTACGTCGAGTACATCGGCCGGGTCAACGAACAGCTGTTCTCTCCCGCGTTCGAGGAGTGCATCGTGCTGACGCTGGCGGCCCGGTTTGCCGAGGCCATCACCGACAAGCCGGACCTTGCAAGCCGCATGATGCTCGAGCTGATGGGCGAGCCGCGCGCCGGGCGGCCTGGCAAGCTGATGCTGGCCAAGCTCGAGGACTCGCGCAATTCGCCGAATCCCGGATTCGTTGACGATGCCGGCTTGATCTCGGGGCGCTGATGTCGGTCGCGCTCGTACAGTCCTCGTTCAACCTCGGGGAGCTGGACCCCAGCGTCTACCTGCGCGACGACAACGAGAAGTATCACCACGGCGCCGAGACGCTGGAAAACGTGCGCAGCCTGCCGCAGGGCGGCCTGACACGTCGGCCAGGTCTTCGCTACAAGGCCACGCTCACCGGCAAGGCCAAGCTGGCGGCCTTCGAGTTCAACTCCTCGCAGGTCTACGTGCTGGCGTTCGGCGAGCAGCGGGTCGACGTCTACCTGGACGGTACGCTGGTGGCCGCGTTGGTCACCCCGTACACGCTGGCCAACGTGTTCGACACGACCAACCCCGTCAAGTGGGCGCAGCAGGGCGACACGATGATTACCTGCCATCGCTCCTACCAGCCGCGCAAGATCGTCCGCAACGTCGGCCAGTCGGGCACGCTCGGCACCGACAAGATGACCACGGCGGTCTCGGCTGGCCCAAACGTGACGGTTACCGTCGAGCAGGCCAACCACGGCATGGTCTCGGGAATGATCGTGGTGTTTACCGGAGCCACGGCGTTTGATGGGGTGACGGCGGCCGACCTGAACGATGTGAACGGCTACACCGTAACGTATGTGGATAGCTCGCACTTCACGTTCTCGATCGGGACCACGGGCAGCGCAGGCGCCACGGGGGGCGGCACGCCGACGTTCGCGGCTGACGACTACTGGACGATCTCGCTGCTGGACCTGACCAACATCCCGGTCTTCGACTTCGACGACGCACTGACGCCGGACAAGACCGACGAGGTGCAGGAGCTGATCTTTACGGGCACCTGGGCCTCGGGCGACACGTACCGTCTAAAGCTCGACGACGAGCGCACCGGCAAGCTCGAGTACTCCAACACGGCCAGCGAGATGGTCGACACCATCCGGGCCGGCCTGCAGGGCCTGCCGAACACGGCCGCGCGCAACTCGATCACCGTCGAGAATACCAGCGGCGGCGGCACCGATCCGCTGGGGCCGTACCTCGTGACGTTTACCGGCTCGGCCGATGGCGACACCGACTGGCCGGCGATCATCGCCGAGATCGTCAAATCTCCAGGCGGGGGCCTGATTACGGTCAACGAAGGGGGCACCGGCAACTCGGTCGAGGGAGCAAGCGGTCAGGAGGCCGTGTGGAG